ATTTTCTACCCCCATATTCCTACGTGAGCTGCACTAAATGGACCCCAGGCCCCAGAAGAACCTGCCTGGAGTTTGCCAAGGTACTCTTGAGACCTACGGGCCGCCTCGGACAAGCGGTACTGAGACAACCTAGCCAGAGTGGCCTCGATATTACTTGCCAGGCCAGAAGGTTGAGAGGCATATCCTTCACCCATACCAGCAAACTGAGACTTCTTCATAACGTCCCACGGCCCGGTAAGTTGTTGCATCTGGGAGAATGCCCGGCCCTGCGTAGCCGCCTCACGTTGCTGGGCCAAAGCCTCGGTAGTTGTGAGCTCGCCAAATCTGGCTGCCGTTCTTAATTCCTCGGCCCGCTTTCTGTACTCGGCCAACTTCTGGATCCCCGGGGTAGAGGTCGTCCCGCCTGGACCCAAAGCCTGCATGATTTCTGCCAACTCCCGTTCTTCACCTTCCTGCAAAGATCTTTCCAAAGCCGGATCCACGGGAAGTTCACCGGACAAAGCCCTCAAGGTTCGTTCCTCAAGTTGTCTCTGGATGTCCTGCTGCCTTGCCATCTCAGGGGTAGCTTCATACTTTTGGGTAGTTGGGTTCCATGTGTATCCAGAAGTCGTTTCAAGAAGGCTGCGCTCGGCTTCCTCTCTTTCCCTCACCCCAGGCTTGTACCGCAATCCTCCAGTTTGGGGATCAATCTCCAGGCCCATCGTCTCCAGGTAGAAGGGTTCAAACATACGTTGACGTTGGGCCGATTCCTCCATCAGTTCAAGTTGCTTTTGCTGGAGTGCTTTTTCTTCCGCTGAAGGCTTTTCTGTTTTAATCTTTGGATTGCTGCTCATTTATGAACTCCTTGCACATGACCACTTCTGGTTCATCGAAGCATGCTCTTATGGGGACTGCCCCCAATCCAAGGAGAATCCGATGCATTGACACATTATCGAATCCAACTCGACAATACCATCCTTCGGCTCCTTGTTCTTGTATCACCCTTTCAAAAATTCGTAATTCCCTCAAGGCCTGCTTCCGCAGACTGAAAGTATTTAATGGAGGCAAGTCATAAATAAAAGCCCACCTGCCATTGAATTCAAACCCAAAAATCATTTTCTCCTACTTCCCTTGGTAAAGTGGATCAGGATTTCTGATAGAGAAAAGTTCTGCCCGACACCCCCATTATACCCGGCCAACTTTATCCTTCTGGCATCCCCGGATAACTTTTTGATTCGGTTTAAAACACCCCCAGTTCCAAGGATATCAGTGTCAAGAATAAAAGATCCAAGGGCAGCCCCAATAGATCCCATGTCTACTAGGATGGTTTCGGCTAGCACTCCATCCTTAAATATCTCTAATGATAGGTTGTGTACGCCTGTAGGTTTAAAGATCAACTCAATCTCTTTCAAGTTTCCTCGTCTGGCCCCCCCTTCAAACAATGGGATCTCACCAGTCTCAAAGCGTGCTATGTATGCCGCCCCTTCCTTGGATCTTGTTTCCTGGTCTAACTTCCATACAACCCCGGAATCATCCCCAATGATTGGAATCCGTAAACCACTTACACTATACATACAGGCTGCCTCGGCAACATCTCGGTCGCTCCACCTACATCTAGGGGATTCCGGGTTATGGACGTCCACGGTCAACCTTCTGTCGTTTACTGAACTTCCAGAGCTGGTAAAGTTTAAAGACCATTCCCGCTTCAAAGAATGATAGTAAGCATTAGCCCGGTCCAATCTCGACATCTTAATAGTAGATCGAAGATACCCACCCAACTTTTCATGGAGGACTGAGCTGGCTCTTACATCTCCAAACTCTTGGACCGTAGTTAGCTGGTGAATAAGAGCGTCCGATCCCAAGAAAAGAACATCGGTGTCTACCATGGCCAATCCAAGAGGACCAGCCATTCCTATCACCGATGACAATTTCTTTATAAACCAATTAGCTGGGGTTCCGTAGTCAGAGTCGTCCAGCCAGTAAATTCCATACGGAGACTTAAAGATAAACAACCTCCCGGCAAAAGATACAGCCGCTACTATCTTCTCCCCTTCTCCTGGATAAACCCTCAGCACCCCGGACCCAGCGCTAGTAAAGTCTTCGTGATCTGTAACAGTTGAATAGTATATGTTATGTCCAAGCCATGCAAACAATCTTCCATGATGCATGACACCCGCTGGAGGCTGATCGGTTCCAGTCCAATCTGTGGGAGGTGTGGCTAGGTTTGAGGTATTTGCAGCTACTCCATCCCAAACCTGAGGTTGGTCATACCCATTGAATGAAACAACTTTCTGGGTGGAGGCTGCCCCCAAAACTTCTACAAATACTGTGAGCTTGTTAGACCCAAGACCAGTCTTTAAAGTTGTCCCAATCCCTCCTGTTACCACTGTAATAATCTTCCCATCAGAGGTAGCCGCAACTACTGCCGGCACACTTTCAAAATAATGCAGACCAACAACTGCTGGGGTTCCAGAGATGGCGGTCGTATTTAGTTTTGCGGCCCCCGGTTCCTTCTGCCAGGTATCATCTTCAAAGGTAAGATTTTGGGCATGCAACAGATCTTCTACTGGAAACTCACCAACTGTCTCCATAGAGTTCAGACCACCTTTTCCACAAGGAATCCTGAGAGTATACATTGCCATTAACGTACTCCTAACTGCCCACGCCTAGCTGGTACCATCCGAGGCCTGACTTGTGATTGTATATAAGTCTTTTTCATCTGAAGAAGTTTTGTTGTAAACCTCGTGGCCGACAGCATGGCCCGGTCGATCTCCTCTTTATCTTCCTGGAGTAAAGACAGTGCCCCATCTGCTAGGACATGCCTATCATGTGCCGGTATGATCGGAGTATCCGTAGAACCTCCACTCCAATCTAACACCGATGGCATGTAGGTGTACTCATACTCCAAAGTTTGATCGTCAGTCGTCCAGGGAGTGACTCTCACCTTTGGGGGAAAGCTGTTACGGATGATAGAGATCCGGTGAATGTCAGTAGACATATGGCCACGGAAAAGGAACCGCCTCCGCATCTCCCCAATCCCCATGAAATCAACCCGGTTCAGGCTTTCTCCCCGGGGCCAGAAGTCCCAAGGTTGAATACAGTCGGATGCCAACTCATATTCGTCTTGGAAGATGGTATAGTTACCAGCGTAGGTTTCCTCCAGGTACGCCGTGTCCAAAGTTAATATCGTGGTGCCAGCGGTGTGAGCCGATATACGATATATCACCCCTTCGACATCCATCTTAAACTTTCTGCCAGCCATACTTGTTGCAATGGTAGCATCCAGGGTGACTGTGGTGGATCCATTCGTTGCCGAACCTTGCCCACTAACTTCGCCTTTTAATGCCAGCAATCCGGGGGGATCTTTTAAGGCAAATGGCCAAGGGGCATCAGCCAAGAAATCCCTGTATATCCGAAGGACATACTCCTTTGCCGCTTCAAAGTAGTCACTGTTAGCGGCATTCGCAAACGTCCGTGTGTTCCCACGAAGTTCCCCGGCCCTTCCCAGGACGTCAATAACTATATCTTGCCCGGTATCCCATTGACCCATTAACCCCTCCTGCAACGATGGGGGAATCGTGGGTCACGTACGTAAATTTCGCAGCACCGGGTACACCTGAACACGTGACCCCACTCATCCCACACATCTCCCTCTTCGACTGTTATTAGTTCAACTCCATCCGTGTCGATAAGATCGACGCCCTCGGTTTCCAAAAATTCCACTGGAGCCATTTATTCGTCCTTTGGAACGTGGTACCCATACTTCTGAACGTGCAAGATTTGCTCGGTCAAAACTTCCTTCCTTTGGTTTGCCTGGATCCCAAGTTCCCTTGCTATGGCCTGGAGTCGGAAATACTTTAACTTACTCAATCCTTCCTCAGTGTAGCCAAGTGCTGGTTCCTCTGCTTCTTCTTGCTCAGGCGGGGGGGTTTCCATCTTCTCTGGCCCTTCCACTTGAGCCTTGGCCGTGGTAAGAAAGGGTTCATTCACAATGCCTTCCAAGTCTGCAACTTTGTCAACGGGCCGACCATCTCGATAGGTAAACATCCCATTCTCAAGGTGCAGGATTGTCTTCCTCCCCTTGGCCAGGAACTGTCTTTGAACCTTTAAAGTTGGCCCCGTTCCTTCTGGATCCTTAAAGATAACCCCATAACAAGTATGAGGATTACCCAATGGGACGTTCCCACATGTCCGGCACATGGGAATCTGAGGTTTCTCAATTGCTCCAGGATCGTGTCCCTGTGTAAACGACTGCTGCGGCATAACATCCTCCTTAGATTGGGCGGCCGAAGCCGCCCCCTAGTCCTACCAACCAATGGCCAGAACTTCTAGGCTCGTGGCCGCTGGGGCAGTTGAACCCCCAGTAAATTCCACGCCGGCCCTGTTGCCAGTAGCTCCAGTCTGTTGAGTTGGGTAGTAGATCCCGATGGTAACGGCACTTCTGTCGAAGTCATACAGGAGAACATCTGAGTTGCTCTCCATAATCAATAGGGCATCCATAAACCTCTTGAAACCGAACTTAGATAGGGTCAATGGAACGCCACCGGTTGGATACGTCAAGGCCCCATTACCAAAGGCAACGGTGGCCTGCACGTACTTTCTCCTGCTCTGGATCCATCTCTTGTTGATTGTCACGGTAACATTTGCTGCTGCAATATCTGCCATGTCATCTCTCCTTCAACGGCCTCACTCACCCTCCCCCTTTCGGGATTCCAGGGGTTTACCGCCCCCGTAGGGGCGGCATTGACCGTGGAGTTAAGGTTAGGTTATGTCCTTCATAACCGTGATGTTTTCATCCACCTCTGGGTAGTAGTCAACCTCGACCATGGGGAATCCAGCCCCGGTAAGGCCGGTACCGGAACTGATGGCATCGGCCTCAAGCAGGATGAAATTCCCTGGCTCAAGGACTATCTTCGCCGAGTTCTCGGTGGCAATGTCCACAAAGAGGACAGAGCCGGCTGCATAGTCATCGATGTCGGTGCTTGCCATGGTGGCGATAAGAGTGGCCCCCGAGGTGCTAATCGAGGTATTGTAATGAAGCTTCAACTGCATCTTGGTTGTGGCACCAGCCGAAGCCTCAGTCAAGAACCACAAGAACCGCCTGACTTCCAGCTTGTAAGGAACTGGCCACACGAAGACGATGTCCCCGGCCGCGATAGTACCGCCGGCAAGGTCGATTCCCAAGGTGGCAGAAAAAGCCAAAGCCCCCGTGTAAAACCCTGGTAGACTGTGTGGAGTAAGATAACCGTACATGTTTTCACCTCCTTATGCCGAAGTGATGTGGACCACGTTAGCCTCACCTGCGTTGGAAGTATCCCAGACAATACCAAACTCAACAACTCCATACCAGGCTACCGCCTTGATTCGGCCGAAGTCTCCCGGGATAGCGGCCCTGAGATGAGGGGTAATAACCTCTGCCATTGCCACCGCGTCGGGCCCAAACACCACACCCTCTCCGATGTTGTTGGAACCCTTGGTGATTGACAAGGCATTTGTGTGGTTGGTTTCAAGCCAACGGATCTGCTCAATTGATCCGACCTCAGAGCGGTAAAGCACGTCTCCAGGGGAGAGGTACTTCCTCCATTCCATAAAGGTCGGGTCGTCCTTGATTCCCCTGAGAGCCTGGAAAACCCCAATACCAACATACTTGCCGTCGTCGAAAGGTTCGGCGAAGTAGGTGCCGTAAAGGGCATCCCTGATGGCTGCACAATGGGCAACCTGGATCTCATTCGTCCCAGTCGAGGAAAGGGTTGTCTCAAGGGAGCCGGCCGTCAGACTGGTCGGTACGTACTTCAAAGACGCGGCCTTAAAACCTGCAGCCGCCTTGGTGTCCAACACCAGGCTCATCTGTTGACGAAGTTTCCTCTGAATGGGATTCTTGAGGTCAAAGTTGTTTAGCTCGTCCGCCAAGGATTCGTACTCAATACCGCGACCGAGTTCCACCGGAGTAATACTGGTGGTGCTGATCGCGAAGGTATCAATCGGAATCCTGATTCCGCTCTGCAGCTGGGCCGAGGTGGGCTCAGCTATATTCCGGATCCGCTGGATAGTAATCGAAGCGCCTTTTCGCCGCCCAAACCCAGGCTCTGGTCGAACGAACTGAGGGAATACCGTCTTTGCAATTGAGGCATATCTCAGCTTCTTAGACAGGGTATGGTTCAGCATGACACCGTTGGTAATATCCAGCGTCCAGGTAAATGTACCTGCCATATTCTTGTCTCCTTACTTTTTGATTGTTCGCTCCACGGATAATCTTTCGATTCCGGCCGACAAAGTGTCAGGTTCTATGTCCTCTCCCCTTTTGTCTTTCACCTTTGGGGCACTGTGTGCTTCTTTCCCGAGAACTTTCAAATCCCGTTTCTTTATTTGATCGGCCTTCTTCGTCCAAGGAATCTTCAGGAACTCTTTGACAGCCCAGTCAACCTGTTCGTCAAGAGTCTCCCCCGCATTCCTTGGAACCCTTGGAGCAATATAGGTCCAGATGAAGTCAATCTGTTCTCCGTCAAGGCCCGCCGTTTCCATCCGTTTGGTAGCATAGGAAAGCTGTTCGGATTCCATGGCGTCGGCCTGCCTACTTCCCCGGACCGCCATGTCAGTCACTTCTCTTGAAATGTTGGCCTGAGTTTCACTCCATATATCCATCACCTGGGTATCATAGTCGTCGGCTTCCCGATCCAGCTCAGAAATCTTCTTTCGGGCCTCAGTGTTGTGCTTCGTGACAACCAGTTTCACCGGATCTGGTCCAGGCTCTATTGGCGTGTCTGGCTTTTCCAGGAATGCCTTTTCTAATACCGACATCCTTTGGGTAAGCTGGGTGATGGTTTTCTGGGCCTCAGCATAGGCTGACTCGGCCTCATCTTGTGACTTAAACTTTGGTTCGGGTTCTTTCTCAACAGGCGGCTTGTCGACTTCTTTGTCGGGCTCCACACCTTCTTCTTCAACGGCCTCTTCCCCCGGCTTGTCGCCTTCGGCGGGCTTCTCAGTGGTTGAGACCTTTCCTTCCTCATCTATGACTAGCTCATCACCTTCATGAAACTCCAGGAGATCACTAGTCAAACTTTCTTCCTTATCACTCATCACTCACCTCCACTCCTGTCAAAGAGAATAACTTCTCGGCCGCCTTCTTACCAAGGTTAATCTCCCGGCCTAACCTAGTAAGAATACCGACCAGGGCCTGGCAGTGGGCATCTTCAGCTACCAGCTTGGAGATACGAGCCTCAAGCCCTTCAAACACTGCCTGCACTACCAGATTCCCTTCCCCCTCCCGAAATGACTCGGAAATCTCGGCCGCCTTTGCCATTCGTTCTTGTAGACGCAGAACCGCAAACTTTTCCTTCTCGTCTTTAGACCCGGCAACAAGGTCGGCCAGACTTCCCAAACCTTTACCGGCCACGTTTCTTTCCTTTCTTCCTCTCTGGCAGACCTTTTTGTTTAGTCTCCGCCAGATGTCTGAGGCTGGTCTTACTCATACCCAGAATACTTTTGTTTTGTACTTTCTCTGGATGACGTAAGGCCAGGCCCGCCAACTGTTGTTGCTTTTTAGATACTGCTGGCATGGGATCTCCTTCTACTTCTTACCAATCATGATGACGTCAAGATCACCACCAGACGACCCAGAGAAACTAGGTCTCACGTATCTTGGCATCTCTTCAATGATCTCAATTTTAGCCGCGGTAAGAGCTATATCGTTCCCCTGGGGATCCGTTAATGCAGCCCAGTTCGTTCCATCATTTGAACCTTGCATGGTAAGAGTCTCACTATTGAACGTCCCAAAAACTTGGACGCTAAGAAACCCCATCCAATCTGGAACTTGGAATGGACTACCAGTGTCCCCACAAGTCAGGGTTTCCCATTTTACCCCCACTATTCTCGGAGGCAAGCCAGCCTTCATTCCATGAAGGATCTGTGCCGTGATTACTGCCATTGGTTATACCTCCTTAATCTGATAAGGTCCAGATCCCAGCGGCATTCAACTCAAGGGTAAGATCACCACTCACATTGCCTTTATTACCGCCAAGATCTGCATAGCAAATTGGTCTCTCAGTTGCTGGTGTGCCGGTATAAAAGTAAACCACGGCATATCTGGCATCGGCAAAACCGGATCCACTTTGCAGCCAGGTCGGATCATCAGAATCAAAAGTGACGGTTCCACCGGCAAGGGTTATGGTCGGGGTCATATCATAGCCGCCAGCTGTGTAGTTCGTGCCACTGACCTCGTTGTCGTCAATGTCAGTCATGCTTTCATCAGTAGCACCCACCGGTGCCCTGGTATCATCAATGAGCATACACCGCACATCACCTTCACAGCTGACAGCATTTCCATCATGCTGCTTCTCCATGAACTTATCAAACATTACCCAGGCCATTTAGTCACCTCCCATGTTTGCAAGTTCCCATTGCCTGATCGCCAACTTCCTCTGCTCCAGTTCGATCTTGATCTTCCTCGCCCGTTCAGTTTGCCCCGAAGCCTCGGCTTTCTCTAATGCCAGCAACAATCTCTCTGACCTGCCAACGTGTCTCCGGTAACTAGCTTCAGATCGCGGATTCGGGTTGACCACAATGGGATGTCCAACTACTCCACTGACAGCTGGTGCTGCCACCTTTTCCTCTGCTTTCTTCTTGAAGAGTGCCATTACCTTCGCCTCCTTCGTTTAATTTTGCGGACCATCCAGGCCCCTATATCAAGTCCAACCCCAGGTATGGTGAAACTCCGACCTAAATAGGTCATCACCGCCTGGGATATTTTGATTATCTCGTTTATCTTCAAAGTCCTTGCTGCATAAGCCATTGAGGTTTGGCCAATCGTAATTATCTGTTTTGCATTAACCACAAGAGATTGACCCGCCTGAGTCATCGCAGCCTGAACTATTTGGATGGTTGTCTTAGCATTGACATTCACGGCCTGCGCTACATAAGCCATTGCTGTCTGAGCTATCTGTATAATTTGAGCTCCACCTGTAGTTACGCTCTGGCCAACGTAGGTCATTGCGGTTTGAGCTATCTGGAGGACAGTCGTAGCGTTGACATTAACTGCTTGGGCCAGGTACGTCATTGTCGCCTTCACTATGGCAACGGTAGTCTTTGCATTGACTACTAAAGTCTGTCCGACATGGGTTATGCTGGTTTGAGCTATCTGGACTATTTCATTGGCTATGACATTAAGAGCTTGTCCAACATGCGTCATCGCGGCCTGGGCGATCTGAACAATAGTTGAGGCGTTTACCGCGAGATCCTGGCCGATATGCGTCATGCTAGTTTGCGTGATCGGCAGAGTAGCTTTTTCATTTACATTAAGTGCTTGAGCCAACAATGACATAGTAGAATAATCAATCTTTAGAATTTCATTTATCTTTAGAGTTTGCGCTACATGCAACATAGCAGTTTGAGATATTTGTACCTTCACTTCCTCTTTTACAGTAAGCGCCTGGCCAGTGAAGAGCATAGCTGTTTGAGCAATCGCCAACTTCGTTTCAGCGTTCACATTGAGGGCCTGGCCTGTATGTGACATACTCGCAGCGCCTATCTGGACTGTCTCACCACCGGCAGCAGCTTGCTCTAAATAGCCCCAGCAATAAATATCTATATTTGCGTTCTCAAATTTGACCTCGCAAATATCAGAACCATCAAGAGGACAAATCAACCAGTTGGCGTGTCTATAAAGGTCACCGTATATATCAGGATAGCTAGTATCACCGTTGTGCCTTGGGCCACCAAACATATAAGCAGTTGACGGTGACCAGACTTCTATAACCGCAAACTCTGCATTTGCTGGTGGAGTGTCACCACTGAAATCTATATCTGCATAGCTACCTATGCTGCCTGGATCACTTATCTGAACTGAGGTAGTTTTGACTTCACTTGCCGTGGTTATTTCACCGAGCAGGTAGTGAACGACAGAAGTATTTTCTACATATACCTCAACCCATCTATCAGATCCAGATACCTTTACAGGTGCAAGAACACACCCGAATCCAGAAGAGTAAGCATCATTCCTATCTTCAGTAGAATCTGGATGCCTTGCGTTGGTAAAGTAACTTGTGCTCCCATAAACCAGAAGAACCGCAAAAGCAGCATC